TTCAAATCTAAGTCTAGTTTCAGACTCAGCTTTTAAGTACCATAAATATCCTCCAGTACCATCTTCAGTAGAAACTTCTACCCAACCGATCTGAGCTGTGTCAGAACCATTGATAGTATAAGTACTTCTAAGGATAATAGGAGAGTTATGATATTGAGTAAAGTTAGGAGTAACTGTTACTTGTGGGTTGTTAACAGCAGCGTAAGTGTTTAAACCTACAGCAGCGTTAGCAGTTGATGTTCCTTTTTGGAATTCAGAACCGTAAACAAATATTTTGTTAGCAGCACTGTCAGCAATTCCCGCAGCAATTAAGTTAGCATGTCCGTAGACCTCTACAACTAATTGTCCTGGATTTGCTCCACCACCAGCACCAGCTAAACTAGTGTCAGATGATCTAACAAAACATTTTGCTTCGTTTCCGAAGTCATCCATTACAACGATTGTTGCTCCTGGAGATATTACGTTTACAATAGCAGCAGCTCCTGAATTTCCAGCAGTAACAGGAATAGTAATTGTTCCAGCAGCTGATACAGATGTACAGTCATTGTACGCAATATGTAATCTATTTTGTTCAGACCATATAACCTGATCTGAAGTCATAGGCATTTCAGCGCCTACCATGCGTAGAAATCCTGATAACGTTCTGTTACCATATCTTTCTACTTCTTGTTCATACAATTCCGGTAGGTATTGCTGAGCAAAGTTATTTGAATTCGCACCAGCACTATCAAATTGAAGATAGTTATCCGTTAGGATTTGTTGCGATTGAGAGGGTATTATACTCCCAAATTGTGGAGTTAAAGCCATAATTTTAATTTTTAATTAGTTAGTTAAATTTTTTTGTTTTTATTTTTAATTTTGTTGAATCTAATCCACTAATCGATTTTACTTTTAATCCGTTTACAAACACATTACCATCGGCAACTTGCCTTGGCTTATCTGTAGATGGGTTTTTAGAAGTTTTAATGACGTTTTTAATGCCATCAGCCTTTCCTTGTTCATAAAAATGATGAGCAATTTTATCAGCATTCATGGCAGCATACATTGCTTTGTGATAACCAGATGGATCTGTAATTTCTCCTTTGTCATTAGAATATTTTTTAACAAAGTTTTGTACATCTATTTGGGTTTCACCAACTTTAACAGGATCTTTTACGCCATATCTAAATTTTTTCTCTCCAACATTGAAATCAAAACCTTTGAATTCTTTTGAAAAAAGTTTTTTAGTATTATCTCTAAAATCCCCGTGTAATCGCTGTGCAACTTCTTGCTGCGCTTTATATTGGTCGTAAAAGCTTAATGCCTCTTGCTGTTCTTGAGTAACGCCCGGTCTCAACTTGATCTCGTCGTAATATTTACTTTTTGAACTTTCCAAATGCTTTTTAGCTTTTGCAACCTCTTCTTTATAAGCAAGTTTTTTCTTTCGAATATCTCTTGCCTCATCCACATCTTCATCAAAATCAAAATTGTCTTCCATTAAAAAAGCAATTTCTTCTAAATCTAAATGTGGTTTAGTTTTTATATAGTACTCTTTAAGTAATTGTCCACTACTTAATTTAGAGTAATCTTTATTTAACGCTACGTAGTCTTCTACAGTACCACCAGTGTCTTCCATAAAAGTCACTAGTTTTTCTATATTTTCAGGTAAAGGTTTACCAAGAACTTGCTCATCTCTTTTAGCTTCTGCAATTTCTTGTTTAATTTCTTTAACTTCAACCTTTTCTTCTTCTTCTGTTATTTCTTGGATTGGTGAAGACTCTTCAATAGTTTCGCTGGACTCTTGTACTTGTTCGTCCATTTTAGCGCTATCTCCGGTTTGTTCGCCCACATCCACTGTCTCTGTTTCTCCGATACGAATGGCATTATCTTCTTTTTTTATTTCCTCACTAGGTATTGTTACTTTAGTGTAACTTTTTTCAATTTTACCCGTTGCTTCAGGTTTTGTTAAATCAACCTTGACGGGATCATTGTTAATATTACCTAATTTTTTAGGTGTTGTTTTTTTTGACTTTAATTTAAAGTCACCTTCCTGTTTAACAGGTTCATTTGTTTTTGTTTCTTCTGACATGATAAAATATTATATAATTAATTATTATTGTTGTTGTTGACTCAAAAATGAATCGACATCAAATCCTCCAGCGTTAATTCCAGTATTTTCAAAATCTACTGGACCAGAATCGTTTTGTCGTTGACTGATCAACTGACTTTGTTGAGTTCCTTGTAATTTAACTCTTTGATCTTTACGATCTTCTATATCTTTTTCTTTATTACCCTCAGCTCCAGCTTTTACTTGAGCCAATTGCATGTTGTATTCAAATTCTTGAGATAACAATTGTGTTTTTATTTGCATCTCTGTTTGCATTCTTTGTATTTCAAACTGTGACTTAGCTTGTTCTATTTGTACTTTTTGTTCTGTTAAAGCTTGTTGTTTTTGTACTTCTGCTAACGCTGTTTTTTCAGCGGTTTGTGCTTGTGCCTGTGCCTGCACCTCAACCATCAGTTGTTGCTGTTGTTGGTCTTTCTCTTGTTTCTTTTGTCTTTTTTGTTTTAATAGTTGATTAGCTAATTTAAGATTTTTAATTTGTCTTATATCTATAGCGTCTTCTAAATCAATACCTTGAGACTGTAAAGCTATTTGTATATTTTGTTCGAGTATTTGTTTTTCTTCATCATCTGGTTCAAGTTCTAAAAATATACCAAAATCATGTAAATTTAAATTTGAAATTTCTCTTAAAGTTTGTGCATTGTAAACAGATATACTTTCCATTAAAGCATTGGCTGTCAAAGGAAATTGAAGAACATCAGCTAGTTTTAAAGAAATATTTTCACATATTCTTAAAGACAAATACATACTAGCTTGATTAATATGTTTTGTAGCAATATTTGATTGATTTGCGGCCATTTTAGCTAATCCTACTAAAGCATCTTTATCTGGTAAACTACCGTCTCTAGCTTCATTAAGCCCGGTTACATCTCTTATCATCTGTAAATAGTATTGATAAGTTTGTATTAAGCTTTGAAGTTTAGCACCACTAGCAGAAGAGGTTAATTCTTGAATTGGAATTTTACCTCTATTTATTTCACCATCTTGAGTTAAAGTTCTACCAACTATACTACCAGTTTGAAAGTACATGTTTAATGCTTCCGCTGGATTATAGTTTGTTCCGTTACCTAAATCTACTTCAGCTAAACCATCCATATCTAAAAACACACCGTCAGGAACCATCCTAGCCAATACTTGTTGCATTTTTAAATGAGTCAACTGTATCATATCAGCAAAACCAGTAACTTTACTAACTAAAGATTCTATTTTACCTTTATACATTCTTGGTGCACAAATAGCGTAATTCATTTCAACTTTAGTTGTATCAGAAATAGGTCTAGTCATGTTTTCAGCTAATTCCCATTTTAACATAGTGTTGGTACCTAAAACCTTAACACCGCTATATAGGACTTCTATACTTCTAGAAACTCTATCATAAGTGTCTGCTGGTGGAGGATTAAACTCGTCAGTTTTTTGAATTATTTTCTCTAACCCATTATCTGTTTTTTTCAACTTAAATACTTGGTTCATGTAAGTCTTATACTCGAAATATAAAATCTGAACCGTGTTATTGTCATAATTTCCCCAACCAGTAATATACTGTCTGTTACCTGGCATTTCCTGTATTCGCTGTAATTCTTCATTACTTATGTCAGGAAATTGTTTTTTTAATTCTGGTATAGTGATTGATTTAACTTCTCCTACATAATAAATATCTTCAAAGTTTGGATCTTCTGTATATGAATAAATCATATAAGCAGGGTCCACATAGTCAACCGTGATACCATTTGATTTATTAAAATTAGTTTTGCACGCTGCTATTCCGCAAACAACAAGATCTTCATTTAATCTTCTTTTTGTTAGCTCGTATTTATTTTTAGCTAACGTTGTTGTTATAGCTTCTTCTTCCGCTATTTCTATAGATTGTTTATAGCTTAATTGCATATGCAACTCTAACTCTTCTGTAGTTCTTGGTAGATCTTTTGGTGGAACATTAGACTGTTGAAGATTTAAACCTAAAACTTCTTTTGCTTTAGCTATTTGATCTTTAGCATACATGTCTCTCGCTACAGCAGTTGCATAATCTGTTCTTTTTTTAACAGATTCTGGATCTTGAGAATAAGCTTTTATATCATATTCTTTATTAGATATGCCATTAACTACAATATTTACAAACTTAGATAAAACTGGAACCGGTTTCCAGTCTAAATTTAAGTAAGATAAATCACCGTTAATAGATAATTCATCTTTATATTTTTGAACAGACTGTTCACCTCTTGCGTATAATCTTAAATAATGAAAATTATTAAAACTAGTTAAATATCTATTACCATTAGTTCTGCCTTGATTAAACCATTCTGTTTCAATAGCTGATGCCACTTGTGAACCGTATTCCCACGAAGCTTTTTCTATGTCTGGTACTACCTGACTTGGAAAGGCGCTATTAGAATTTGTGTACATTTTCATTTATTCAATTATTTTTGACATTGATCCTTTGTTATTATATTTTTTAATTCCTAAATCATAAACTTTTCTTTCAATTATAGGATTTGGTCTATATTTATTTTTGTTACAAGCCATTATAGCTAAACCTGAACTAATTGACGCATCATGAGTGGTTCTGTTATTTATGTTAAACTTAGCCCAATCTTCAAGAGTTCTTTGAAAATATAAATCCCCATAAGTATTATCTTGTTTTAAACCAATATAATCCTGTATATAAGATTCTATTGCCGCAGCGTGAGCTTGTTTTATGTCTTCACTTGAATTAGGTATACCACCTATTTCTCTTTCTGTTACTGATAGTTTATTATATACTTTATCTGGCCTATTCATAGAGTAGCTTCTATAGCCTCTTCTTTTAAAATAATATAATAATCTAGGTTTATTATTTTCTGCAAGTATTGGCATGCCATAAAATATACAAGCCATTAAAACATCTTCAAAAAATATTTCTGCCGTAGCAGGTCTTGCTATATATTCTAAAAAAAAATGATTAGCAGGATGGTTTTCCATACTAAATTTAGTTAAACCATGTAAAGCTCCATTAGATCCTCTTCTGTCTACAGTACCTGATATATCGTAACTATCACAACCAAAAGCTCCCATATGTTCGTTGCCTGGATGTTTTTTACCTTTTTTGCTAATTACATTGTTTTGTAAATGTAAAGCTGGAACCCACGACACAAAAAACCTGCCATTGTTTGTGGGATTAAAAACTACAGACGTGTCCTTAACACCATTTGTCCATTGAAAGTTTCCTTGAGTTACAACATTAGTATTTTTAATATCAGCATTCCAATCTATTTGTTCGTAAATTTTAGTTAAATTAAACAAAGAAGATTTGGCCTCATCTCTAAAAGCGTGCTCTTCAGTACGCGGAAATTGTCTGTAAAATTCGTTTAACCCGTCTTGATCTCCTTTTAATCCATCAACTTCATTTTGCCAATATTCTATTACACCTATATTTATTTTAGTACCGTGCGGATCTTCAACGGGTTTTTTCGGTGTATTGAAGACAGGTACGCCATAAGAATCAATGTATCCTTCGTAGTTCCATTCCATAGGTATGAACAAAGAATATAATCCCGAGCGAGTCTGTCCATTGGCGTTTCTTTTGGTAACATCCGAGTCATAATAAAGTTTCTTAAAATTATC